TCCACCACGTATTCCGTGATTGCCTTTTTCAGCTTGCCGTACCGGCTGTTGATCTCGGCAATCCACTGCTTGCGCAGCGTGATGGTGCGCGTGGGGTCTTTGTCCCTGGTGGGGCCGATTTTCACCAGCGGGGCGGTTTTCATTTGATGGGCCCTGCGGGCTTGCGGGCATCGGGGGGCTGCTTGGCCGCAGCGGCCTCCTTCTGCATGTCGATGGCGGCTTGCTTCTCTTCTTCCAGCTCGGCCTCGGCTTCCTCAAGCACCAGCTCCATATCAGCCACCTCCTCCGGGCTGAAGCCCAAGTACCGCTGCAAAAAGGTAGTCTTGGGGATCACCGTGTCGGCTGGGCCGCTGGCATAAGTGTTGGCGGCTTCGGCTACGGCTTTGGCCGTGGTGGCCATCTGCTCGCCGGAAGGTCCCTGCAACGGAGGCCAGCTGATAATGTAGGGATTGGCTGGGGCGGGCAGCACCTTGAACTCCACGAGCTTGTCAATCAAGGGACGCAGGATTTTCGGCTCGCAGAAGTTCTTTTGACGGTCGGCCACCAGGTCTCCCCAGTTTTCGCGGTCCTCAGTGCTGGCCAGCTCTCCCCTCTCCGATCCCAAAAGGATACGCTTAGGGATGCCGGTGGCCGCTGATAGGCAAGACACCAGCACGTCAAAGTGGTCCTTGGGGCTGGATACGTTGGGGGCCAGGGACTGCACATCCACGCCCTCCAACTTGAGGTACCGCTTCAGGTTGTGGAGGAAGCTCGTTATCTGGTCGTCCAGGCCGGTGGCCGCCGTGGTGCCGGTGGCTGGGAACTGCACCCCATCCCGAGCCACAAACGCATGCCCCGGCAATGCACCTCGCCAGAACATCTCCCCACTGCCCCCAACCACATAATCCAGCGACTGCAGGTCGTTCAGCGGGGCTTCCAGCCTGGGGATGCCTTCGACCTCATCATCCGTGGGGTCTTCCACCACGTGAATGATCCTGGAGTGGTGCACCATGGTGTCAATGGTGAGTTTGGAGTTGCTGTTGTTCAGTTGGATCTTGTACAGCTCAGGGAACCCGTAGCGTTCGTTCTTGGGGTCGTCCACGTATCGCTCAACGGTCGCCACGCTGGAGGTGAAAGGCCTCATGTACAGAAACCGCTCCGAGGCCTTGAGCGGGGTCTCAGGAGCGCCGGAGAACCCCAAGTAAAGCACCCCATAAGTGCCAATGCCAACAAGGATATCCAGCCGCCGCAAGGTCAGGAACAGGTTGGTGCGGGAGACAAACGTGGCCCACTCCTTTTCAAAGGTGGTCTCCGTGGCGTCTTGGGTTTCTTGCACCTGGGGAGGACGCTTCCAGCACGCCACGGGGTAGGCCCGGATGATTCTCCTCCCAAAGGCCGTGCGCTTGTACCGCCACCAATAGTCGGAGAACGTCGGATTGGTGATGTAGCCCAGCGCCTGGTACAGGTCTCGCTGAGTGCCGAAGCTCTTGCCCATCTTGCTCAGCAGCTCAGAGCGAGCCAGCAGCACACTGGAAAGGGCAGAAAGCTCGTTGACCAACATCGTCTTAGAATCGTCGTCCATGGCAGTCTCCTATGAAATATGCACTACACGAGTCGGGGCAAGTTTGCTGAAAGCTCCGCTGGCCGCATCCACCTGATCCTTGTATGTGCTGAATGGAAAGAACCTATGCTCTTCGATGAATTCGTGATTCCAATCCCCACGGAGCAGGATCACGTTGCCTCGGTTTACTTGGACGCTGTACGGGTCCGCTCTGAACACCTTATCACCTGTTGGCCTATCGGCTTCTACTATGAAACCAGCCAAGTTCCTAATGCTGCTCTCAACCGATTCCTTGCCACCGCTGCCGGGTTCCTGCTCAAGGTAAACCTTCACCTGGGCCCCATCAGCCTCGGCAGTGGCCCGAATCAAGGCTTCTCTTTCATGGGAGGCTTTCTGGAACCTTTTCACATCCAATATAATATACTTGCCATCGTGGGTCCTCAACATCTTCACGCCGGCAGTCCATGCCCCTCCGCCCTCCGTGCCCGCCTTGTCCCAGTACCGAACGCGCCCCCTAACATCGTGGTCCATTATCAGATGAGAGACGCTGTCCATGATAATGAACATATCCACCTGGAACATCCCACCACCAGGGGGCACGGGCTTTTGCCCCACCTGCCCACTGTAGCCATATTGGCCCAGCTCCTCCTCCATGTTCGATAGCACCTGCCACGGCATCCTCTTCGGGTCCAGGAGACCATCCTCGGTATAGAAATGAACCAACCTCTGTGGCCTGACCTCCTCTTTGTATTTCTTGATCTCTCCCGGCAAGCAGATGTGGCGTATGTGGGCCTTGCCGGACGCCATCTTGTAACCAGTGGGGTCATTCTGGTGAAGTCGTTGCTGGATGAGGACCGTGGGGGTGACGGCTTTGTCGGTCTTCCTGGTAGTGAGGGTCTGGCCGAGCCAGTGATTGCAGTTCTTAAGTTCTGTCTCACTTATTGCTTGTTGTGGGTTCAGCGGGTCGTCCACAATCAGGATGTGGCCATGAAAGCCAGTCAGCGTACCACCAACGGAAGTGGAGAAACGGTTGCCTCCCAACAGCATCTCCCCGTTACGAACCTCCTTGACGATACGAAAATTGCCTTTGGTATCCTTGTCTTGCTTGATGGAAAGCTCTGGGTACATCGATCTGAATTGGACAGAACGCACCAACTCACGACTGTAGTCAGCGGACTCCAGGGACAACACGGCAGAATAACTCACTGTGATGAACCGCATCCAGTGCCACCGTGTCCAACACCACACCGGAAACATGATCGAACAGGTTACGGTCTTGGTACTACCTGGAGGCACGTTGATGATCAAGTCGTACTCGGCAGGTTCTTTTCGGGAAACCCTTTCGGCCAACTCCTGCAGCTCATTGCACATCAACTCGATATGCCAGTTGGGCTGGAACTCATCACTACTGACCTGTGGCCAGAAGCATTGCAAGAACTTGTAAAAGGATCGATTGTTCTGTTCCCGGAGGACGAAATCTGGAAACTGGAGGGCCGCCCGAAGCCTTTCCCGTCTGGACTTGGGGTCTGGGGGACGGTTACCCTTCCTGGCCATCTTCTTCCTCCTTCGACTTCACATTCAACTTCAGCCCTGCGGAAGCGATAACAGCCAGTTCAGCATCTGTGAAATCCGACAGGTCCACGAATCTGGGTTTGGATGCTGTTTCTATCGGGCCGCCGTCTTTCCCTGTGTGTTCTACCTTGTGGACGTCTCTCCACTGTTCGGGTTGACGGTTCTTCAACCAGAAGATCATCGAGGTGGGGTTTGGTGGGTAGTGCTTAATGGTGGGAACAACTATGGTCTGCCCTTGGTGTACGAACACCTTGTCCTCCCGGTGCTGGTACCCTAACGCCGATTCAGCCAATGATATCTGTATTCTTTCATCATATTGGTCTTTCCAATCCTTTAATGAGTTGAAGAAATCTGGTCGTGTACTTTTCCAATAATACCAAGAATCGATAGAGATTTCAAAGAAATCTGCCATCTCCTCATCGGTCCATCCCTTACAGGCCAGTTTTCTTATCTGTTCATGGTTTAGGGTATCTAGTTTACATGGACGGCCTGTGTGTTTTGATACTGGTTTCTTGTGTCGCTTGTACACCATAACATCTTTGAGGTGTGCCTCACTAGAATCTGCCGGATGGTCATATGCCGTTAAGAGAACGGACTCACATGGTGCCTTCCAGCAGATCCTGAGGCTGGGTTGGAAGTTATGGGCATCTTACTATTCTCCTTTGCTTAGTGGTGGAAAGAGCCCTTATGATACAGATGTTAATGGAAAATGGTGAGAAAATAAAGAGATTTTTCATTTGAGGTTGAGGAACTTATGAATCTGAACACTGAGGATTGTGTCTTGGATGTTTTCTTTCCATAGTCTGTCCACTATCATCTGGGTAGGGAGGAGGGGAGGGAAGGCTGGGGAGATGGACGGGGTGAATTTTCTTCGGACCCAAGGGCCTGTTCTTAGTAACGCAATCGCCATGTCAAGATCACCTTCTGTCGCCACCACCATCTTGACGTAATCATCCTTGGTCAGTTCCAAGAATGCTTCCGGGGGTTGCATCTTGTTCGTCATACCGGAGGAGGGGAGTTTGTAATCTGCTACTATTGACACACTGCTTCCGGTTCTCGGAACGTGGAGCTGGTTGCGTAGGAAGGGGAGGGAGCCATTGGTTTCAATAGTAACGCACTGGAGGCAGGTGGGATCGGACCATCGGTACAGACGGAAGAATTCAACCAATTCATCTCTTTGGAGGAGCGGCTCCCCGCCGGTAAAAAGTACGTGGCGGGCGCCCTCAAATGGTTTTGTTACCGTTTCAAACACCTCTCTTGGTGTTTTGATATAGTTACCACTATCGGGCGATTGGGCGTGCTTGGTGTCACACCAACAGCAAGAAAGGTTGCACCCGGCGAGGCGTACGAAATAGGTCAAACAGCCCTGGCCTGGTTTACAGATTTCTCCTGATATGCCTTTGAATTCCTCTACGATATTCATCTTGTCACCTCAGCCCAGCTATTGGATGTTTCGGAGACTTTCACTTTCTCCACTTGTGCGCCTGGAAGGGCTTCTCTCAGGCGGCTGTCGATCTGGTCGAATATCCAGGCGGCAATGTTTTCGGCGGTGGGGATCGGGAGCAGGTCGTTTATCAATTTGTGATCCAACTGTTCAACCACTTCCGAGAGAATTCCTTTGAGTTCGCCGAAGTCAACCACCATTCCTTGGTATGAAGGTTTGCCGAATGTTCTTGAAATCGTTACCTCCAAGAATGAATTGTGTCCATGTACGTTAGCACATTTTCCTTGGTAACCAGGCAAAAAATGACCGTAACAGAATTCGATCCTCTTCGTGATGGTTGTTTTCATGCTGTTCTCCTTTCACTTGAATACTGAATTGTGGCTCGAAACACCTTTTGAAACTGTATAGTATTCCACGTTACTAAAATACTTCCAACATTGGTAACAAAATCGCGTCAACACCTGACCACCATGGCGGGCGGGCTTATTAGGAAGCTTTGCTCCGCACCTCTGGCAGTAATCGTACACCCAAAGTCCTTTCCATTTCCTCTTCGTCTTTGGAATCTCTCTCATCACTTCAACCAGTAGCTGCCCAAAAGAGGCCGCGACATGGCCAGGCACTGCAAACAAACCACATTGGCACGGCTGTCGAAATCCTCCTCACGCATCACCAGTTGGCTCATTCGCATCAGGCCCATCTTCTTTTCTTCCGGCGTTTGGTTCAGCGCCACCATACTGGTCACGTGGCCCAACTTGCGCTTATCTTCGCTCACATCACCCATGTCCTGGTTGCTTTTGTTGTAACTGGTCTTGGCAGCTTGCGTGGCGGTGATCACCGCAATGGAACGTTCTGTGGACAACCCTCGCAGCGAGGCCCAGGTGGCGTTGATCCGGTGGCGGGTTTCTACTTCCCGCGCATCTTCCGGTGCAAGGATGTCCGCATAGTCTATGACCACCACATCCGCAACCCACCCATCCTGCTTTTCCCACAGGTCCAACATGGTGCGGATGGTGCGGACGTTGGCTTGATTGCTGGGATAGCACTGAAGGCGGATGGCTTTGCCCCCAGTGCGGCGTGATAGCTGCTGAAGGAGGGCTTTGGCACGGTGCGGCTGAAAGTCGGGCACCCGCTCCCGTTTGTACCACCGACTGCCGATGAAGC